GCCTAGGTCCATGACGGCGCTCCGGCTCCGGTCTCGGGATCGTTGCCTAGTTTGGCGCGTAGGGATCGGATCTCTTGCTCGAGGATCTTTATTCTTTTGGTCGCCTCGAGTAGTTCGTTTCGGTTTTTGTGGAAACGGCGGAGGACCATATCAAATTCGTCTTGGTCGTCTAACACGAGACGCTCCAAGGTTGCCAACCGCAACGGCCGGACGCCTCGCGCTCGGAGTAGAGACGCCATGCGAAATAGAGGTTTTTGGCGGGGTCTAACATGTCGGCCTCGGTCCAACCTAACTCCGCTAAATAGGCGGCGTGTAATTGGTTNATTTGTGTCAGACCGCTATCGGACGCGGACTCCGCTAACGGTTGGCATCGGGACTCTTTCCAAATAATCCGACCGAGTTTCTCGAGTACTTCCGGAGTGTTCGTCCAGCCCTGCGCGACCGCAAGTCCTAACCATTCATAGCAGGGCGTGTCTAACGCCGCGTTCACGATCACGGGGACCGTCGTCGTCGTATCCGCGACCGAGGTCGTCGTTTCTGCTAGGTCCTCTTGGAGCGCCTCGTGAGCGCCAAGAGTCGTCGTCGTTTCTTGGACCGCCGGGACCGTTGTAGTTGTAACGATCGGCTCGTCGCTTTTTGTGCCGGCGAGAGCGCCGACGATCACGGTTAAGGTCGCGATTATTCCTATTAAAAATTTGGTGAGTTTTGGATTAAACATTTTTTATTTCTCCTCTAAGGGTTGGGGTGATCCCCACGATGAGAAACGGCTCGGCCGTTCCGCGATCGTGAGGGTTAGGTCTGTCTTTCCGTTTTCGGTTCTCCCTACCCATACGGTGATTAAGAGTTGGGATCCGTCCGGGAGAGTGTGGACGTGTGGTCGGTACTGTATGAGATCTAGGTCCATTAGAGGGACCGCCAGACGGTTAAACGTTGCCCGTGGTCGGAGTCGCCGCCTCTGGACGTTTTGCGTACTCGGTCGGTTGGTTGGCATATCCCATCGTTCGCGGCGCTTTTAAGGATCGCGGCTAGTCCCTTAGTTTTGGGGAACGTGGCCGGGAGCCGGGACCAAATATCGTCCGCGGTGAATTCGGGCAACATGCGCGCGGTCTTGACTATCGCGTCATAAACCTCGGAGGCTTGAGCGGTCGTCCACTTGTGATCCGCGGATAGTTGGGAGAGTTCCATACCGCGCTCGAATGGTGTTAAAAGTCTGAGCGGTGGCATGCCCTCAAGGTTTAGGGCTAACTGTTCGGACATGAGTCCTCCTATATCGTCGGGGTATCGGATTAACCGATAACGAGAACAATAGCGGACGGGTGCGGTTAAGTGTTGGATTATCCGACGACGGGGGTCGTCTGGAGTTCTAAGACGATCCGGTTTATCGCCTCTTGGATTTTTTCTTTACTGTCTGCGAATTCTGCGGATAGTTCTAGATGGATCCAATCGGACGACGCGGATCCGCCTCCCTCGATAACTCCCTTTTTGTTGTCTAGCCATGCGTTACGGTCACACTTCCAAGTACGGCCGCCGCCGAGACCTTTCGTATAGGAGTAATCCGTTAGGAGTTCTAGCCCGAGTTCGTCGGCGTGTTTAACGAGTAGGTCTATCCATTGGACGACGTAGGTCCGTGACGAGCCCGCTTTCTTGGCGGTCTTTCTATAGGAGATATCGGCGGCGCGTCCGGTGGCGTGGACGCTCATCGCGGTCTTGCCTCTCATCGGTCGCATGACGTAGGTCCCGTTATTCCAGAGTTTGCTACCGGAGAGGTAGTCAATACACGCGACTAAATGCTCGAGTCCGGGGCGCTTACCTTTACCGACGCCCTCGGTGTTACCGGTGTATTTTCTACTCATCGTCTTTTTCTTTCTCTTGTTTGTCTCGGAGCCCGTTACTCGCGAGGACTCCGCCCAAAAGACCTAGGAGCGCCATAAAAGCAGGGTTTAAGATACTCAAAAATTCTTGATCCGTGGGGCTTGGTTCGAGCGGTTGGACGACGAAAAGCACGCCGTACAAGATCCCGAGCATAGAGACGCCGAAAACGAACGAGAGGGTAATCCCGACTACGAAAATGAGCCGGGCTTTAATCTCAGAGTTAGAGAGTTTTTTCACGGTGTCGTCGCTCCGTTGGAAGTGTCGCAACGGCGACCGGACGGATCGGTTTCGCAAGTGTGCCGGGTACGGTCCGCGCAACCGCCAACGATGAACACGAGAGCGATCGCAAGGCCGGCGGAGATTAGGAGAGTTTTCATATTAGGGGGTTGTTTATTTTGTGAACACACTCGGCTACCCACGTTTTATATTCCTCGTCCGTCATTAGGCGCTCGGTGTCGTCTACTTGGATAAAAACGGCGTTCTGCGGGTTTGCGGCGATGTATTCCTCGGGGCTCATAATTAGTTTCTCATTCCGTAAACTCGGATCGTTCCGCCTGTCATGGTTCCGACGGCCGTCGCAAGAATAAACGACGTGTAAGAAGTTGTCGTATTTAGATAACCGGTCTGGTTACCTGCGTAAAAAATCCCATTCGGTACCGAGGATCTGATACTCGTCGCTTTACTCAGAAACGGCGAGTTTAATTCGATAAAAGCATGGAGGCCGGAGGGTTGGCCTGATCCGCAATAGTCCCACGTTCCTGCATTCGATCCGCCGGTCGCTTGTAACGTCGCGTTATATGTCGTATAGGTCAGAGAGTAATAATATCCCGCTACCGCCGCGCCTAATTTGAGGTTAAAAGCTGAGCCGGCGATGTTGTTCGCGCCTCCTGAGACTGTTATTAAGTAGTTGTCATATAACGACGAGAAAGCCGAGGTTACGGTCACACTTGTAACGCCGGTCCCTATTGTTTGTCTTTTAACAAGTACGAGACCGCCGGCGAAAACTTGAGCGTCTATCGCGTCGGCGAGGGTTCTAATGTCTAGGGCGCCGTCTGCTACCGGGTCGGTGTCGTCCGGTGTCGGCCATGCGAAGTTGGGGGTACTTGCCATGGGTTAAATATACTCCCTTAGTAGGTCGTTCCAAGTGTATGGGTCTATCGCGGCGGAGTTCCAGAGTACGCCGCTAACAATGTCGGACCAGCGTTGGGACGGTCGGGTGAGTCTGGCGTCCGAGAGGTTTAACGTAATACTCCAAAATTCCTGACCTATACGCTCGAAGTATCCCTCGACAAAAAAATCTAGACCGTCTACGTTAAACGCTCCGAATGTTGGGAGTTGGGTTAGTTGCCCGTTTCTGAGCGTGGAAATTATCGCCTCTTGGCGTGCGGCGGTCATTGTAGAGAGTTCTATTTGGATCGCGCTAAAAGTGAATTCGGGTCGGGCTCGGTTTACGACTATCCGCCGGGCGAGTGTGAGCATGTCGTCGTCCGTATTAAGTAGAGAATTAAAACTATATTCGTAGATCCCGTTATCGGTTATATCCGTAGCGTCCTCATAGGTGACCGTGTCTATGTCGTTAGAGATCCTTGCGCGGTTAATTTTTTCTTGGCTAGTTTTTCTTATTGACCAGACGTCTAAGACTTCCGTATCGCTATAACTCTGATACGGGTCTAGGGAAATCTGCTGACGCCGCGCCTCACTATCGGTGAAACGTAAGTCTCCGGTGAGAATGTCGCGAAAGAAAACGCCGGACGGCTCCGAGTTGGTGACCTCTTGTAAATACGCTAATGCGTTAGTGGTAACCGCTGGATCTTGTAAGTAGCAATAAACTGTCCCGGAGTCTACGTCATACGGTGGAATAGGAAAGCCTGCGGCGGGTAGCGCGTACTGTAAGGTTTCTTGGATCCGGTCTCCGGTGGTCTGGACGTCCGGTCCGACCGTTATCTTAAAACGGCCTAGAGCGGAGTAGAGATCGTCGGCCGCTAAGAGAGTGATAAAATACTTGTCTACGGTGACGTCGGTAATTTGTCCCTGAAACCGCGTGTACGGTATCCCGCTGAAATACGCCTCAATATGGACGGTACTTCCTAAGTCAAAATAGGAGAGGTCATCGTCAAAGTTTCCGAGCGTAGAGTCTTTTAAAATTGTGACGCTAGCGGTGGAGGCATTGGGTTGGGAAGTAACGTCGGGTCGTCCATAGTTAATCGTGACGCCCTCAAGCGCGCCAACGTGAACCGCTAACGGAGCGCCTCCGCTCGGTTTGGTTATATATATGCCGACCGGGTTCGTCATATCGGATTAACGAGTCCGAGCCTTGCGGCGTCTTGTGTCAATAGTTGTCTAATCTGCCGGGCGACCGCGGACGGGTCCAGCGCGCCGGAGACGTTGATCGTGATACCGCCGCCAAGGTTCCCTAGTTTTGATAATGGGATCACGGCCTCAGACTCGCCGCCCTCGCCGATCATGGCCAGAGTTGGGGACGTGACGATCCCGCCCTCGGCTAGACGCGGGATCTTAACTTTCGGGATCTCGCCAAAATTAACGAACGGGCCGGCGGCTTTATCTATCCCGTCTAACGCTTTATTTAGCCCACCAATAACGAAGTTAATTCCAGCCTCGAGCGCGGAGAGGATCCCGTTTAGGACTCCCTTAAAAGCGCCGACAATCCCATCAAAAATAGTTACCGCGAAATCCTTAACGCCTTGGAGGACTCCGATAATACCGTCCTTAAATTTGATAATCCCGTATATCGCAAGTCCGAACGGTCCGGTAATGATCGCGAGCAAGAGCGGCCAATTATTAGAGATCCAACCGAAAACGGTTTTAATGAAATCCCAAAATACGTTAAAGCCGGCTTTAAGTCCGTCAATCACTTTTCCGAAAATGTCAAATTTGACTTGGAGCGCGATTAGGGCCGCGATAATCGCAAGAATGACGACCGCTCCGGTCGCTACCCATAACGCCGAAAATGCCGCGGTCGCGGCGGTAGTGGCGCCGGTGACCGCAACCTCTGAGGCGACTACGGCGCCGTTAGACGCGGCGAGACCTCCGTTAAGTATCGCGGTGACCGCTTGGATCGTGTTGTAGATACCGAGCGCGACATTAGCGGCGATGATCGCGGCGGCAAGAGTTCCGACGACCGCAACAATCGCAACGATTAGCCCGGTGTTTTTCTGAACGAACGTCGCCAACTTGGTTAGAGCCGGGAGCATTTTATTAACCAGCGGGAGGACGGCGGCGCCTATTGACTCTTTAGCCTCGCCCATCTGGATCCCGAAACTCTTAAATTTTCCTTGAGCGGTGTTCGCGGCGTTGGACGCTTGGCCGGCGAACGTTTCCGATAATGCGGCCATTACCTCATCGGTGGACGCGCCGTCCGCGATTAGTTTCGTGAGCGCCGGATCTAATTTTTTAAGCGGTCCGAGTTGCCCGTTAAAAGCTTTGGAGAGCGCGTCCGAAACCGCGCCGAGGTCTTTCCCGGTTCCCGCGGAAACATCGAGCGCGATCCCTAAAAGATCTTGAGCCTTGGTTATGTCTCCGGTACCTCTAACTAAAGAGTCCAGAGCGGGACGGAGTTCATCGTCGGCGACGGCGGCCGCTACGGAAGTCTGAGAGATAAATTTCTCTACGGCGGCGATCTGACTATCGGTCGCGCCGGTGGAGTTGCGTAACGATCCGGCTAGTAACTCTTGCGCGGCGGCGTCCTCTACGGCGGCCTTAGTCGCTGAGACAAGTCCGGCGGCTACGGCGACAAGAGCGGCGGCGGCGGGAACGGCCGCTTTTTTAATAGCGAATTGGGCTTTAGCGCCGGCGCCCTCCAAACTCTTAAAGTCTGCGATCGCTTTATCTAAACCTTTAGGGTTCCACTCGCTAATAATTGGGACGGAGATACTCATCGCTTTACCTCCACGATGTTACGTCCGACTTCGGCCATGACTCGCGCGACGATCGGCTCTAATTCTTTTTGGAATAGGTCTATGGAATTTTCCGCGCCGGCCCACATAAAGCGGGACGCTCCGCGACCGATCGCTCCGTCTAACGCGGTATGGAAATTAGGTCGGGCTCGAAACGCGTTTTTACTTTTCATTCCTCCAGCACGTCCGGCCATATCTGCCATGATAAGCGGTCCGCCCTTGGCGATGATCTTGACCGTTCCGACGGTTTCGTAGACGGCGCCGGTGGCGGCGTTTCTTTTTCTTGCGTTTCGAGTGTCTACTTTTAGAACGATGTTTTTATCTTGGCCGCGTTTCCAGCCGGTCCGCTTTAAGTGATCCATACCAGAGAGCGGAGCGGTCTCGGGGGATAGTTCACGAATAGCGGCGAGCATTGGCTCCGCCGCTTTTTTTATGTCTTTACCGATCTCACGGCGGAGCGCCGGCTGAGTTTTGTTTAACTCTTTGAGCGCGCTTTTAAGACCGACGACCTCAACGGACGCGGATACGCTCATCTTTTAGCCCGGCGTTTCTTGTTAATTATCTCCGCGAGTGTTACGAGCATGGCCCCATCGTTTACTAATTCGGACGGCGGGATCCCGGTCTCCGCGGCAACCTCGGCGACTAATCGTCCGAGGCTACCGCTTGGATAGGGTCCGCCGTATCGCCCTCTAAGACGTCAAGGTTTTTTATCTCTTGGGCGAATTGGTCAAAAGTTTTTCCGCTCACGTTGCCCGACATTTTGCCAGCCTCGTAAGCGATATAAGCGAGGTCCTCCAAACCGAGTCCGTCGGTCTGGATCTTGCTCGCTTTGGTNTTATATTTGCGNTCCCAAAGCATGATTACCCACGGGGTCGTAGTGACCTCGTANGAGTCGCTGAGTGTCTCGACACGTAGACGGAGTTCCATCGGATTAGGCGAACGTGACCGCGCCGGAAACGGCGAAAGTGAGGTCAATTTCTAGCGCGCTATCTGCGGCGCCACCAGCGACGGGGAAAACCGGAATAATGTTCCCGGTTGCGGTTCCGCCGTTGGGGAGGCCCATCTCAAACGGGACCGCGGTTCCTGCGGTGGCGGCGGTTACGAGAGCGTCACAAAATGAGCCGGCCTCGCCCCAATCTTGGAACGCTTTAACGCCGAGTTCCCACGTGACCGGTCCAGAGACGGCCGCGTTAGAAGTTAGCGAGATGTATTGGTCCACGGTCTGCGATGGTGTGAGTGTGACCTCGGAACATTGGACGGAGTAATCAACCGAGTTAATTTCTACGGTGAGTTCGCGTCCGGTCTGAACGAATAAAGGCATTTTATGGTCTCCTTGCGGTAGTTGTAATGGTGAGGTTATAGGACGGGAGATCTTGGTTTCCGACATTGTAAACGCCGGAGACGCCTCCCGTGGTGACTAAACCGGGGAGCGCGATAATCACGTCCGCGAGTTCTAAAACTTTTTTCATACTGTCCCGGTTGCCCGGAGGCGGAGCGACACAAGTAACCGAGAAATTTATTTGGACGAGCGACGCGCTTAACGGAGTGATACCGGGCGGGTCCACGATCACGGCCGGCGGTCGGAGGTTCCGAACGTCGTCCACTACCGGGAGCCCGGCGTCCTCGAGTAACTCTATAACGAGATCGTAGGAGTCGTTTAAGAGGCTCATACGGCTACCGGACGGTTACAACCTAGGAGTTTTAAGATCTGTCCCATAGAGCCGATAGGCGCGACGGTAGACATGTCTTGGAAACTCTGATAGGAGTCCACGGATCCGCGTTCACGATAAAGCGCGGAGGCATACAAGACGACCGCGAGACGACAAGCCTCATCGGGGACGGCGTTTACTAGATCGTCATACGCGCTCGAATAACGGCGCCTATAGCACCATTCGTTCCCGGCTTTAACCGCGACGTCTAAATAAGCCTCGTCCTCTGCGCTCGCCGGCTCTACGCCGAGAAAACCGAGGACGTCCTCATCGTCTGCCCACGTGACCGGGACGTTTACGCGGCCCGGTGTGTCTGCGAGAGCGTGATTATGGTTCCCCACGTGGTAGGTGATCGTGAGATCGTCGGTATCTATCGCCGTAATGACGTGAGTCCCGTTATAGGTCCCGTTCGCCATGACGCCGGCTACGTGGACGGTATATCCGACATAGAGCCCGGTGACGTCGGAGAGCGTGAGCGTATGGTCTCCAGAGACGGCTACCGCTTTGATAACTCGTTTCTCTAAGGCCATGGCTCACACTCTCCTAGTCGTTGGGGTTTGGGGATCAGAGCAGGAGCGAACCGGTGCTCAGCGCAATATCTGCCACGGCGAAAATACCGCGGAACGCTAGACGGGTTGAGAGGGTCGCTGGTTGTTCTACTCGAATGGCCCCGCGACGATCCTCATACAACTCTACGGCTGAGGCCGAGAGCATGATCGCGGCGCGGTCACCAGCGACGAGACCGAAATCGTCGGAGACGATCAAAGCCAAACCGAGCGGGTTACCGGTGAGAGCGGTCGCTCCGTTGAGAGTACCGGCGGCGTTAGATGGTCCGAGGTACGGGAAAATTCGGTTTCCGCCGGAGTCTTTCGCTCCACCAATCGCGGCCCACACGTGACTACGGATAATCAAGTGACTAGGCATACGACCGAAACCGTTTTTAATTTCTGCGGCGGCCGAGTAGAGACTCTCGATAACTTCGTCGCCGTCGGTCCAATCGCTTACCTGAGCGGTCGCGCTAGTTGATCCGTCGTAAACCTGACCGAGAGCGTAGGTCTCGGTGGTCTTGGCGTAAACGTTCGCCATGTCTGCGAGGACTCGCTCAACCATTGACGGTTCGCTGAAACTCTGAGCCTGTTCCGAAATGTCCAAGTATCCGCCGAAAAACTTTTTATCAACTTGGATACGGTCTACTTCGTATTTCTGTGAGGCGAGAGTGTCAAACTCTGCGGCCTGTAAAGCGACGGCCGTATGTTGGCTCACCTTGCGGCGGAAAAACGACTCGCCGCCGGCTGGCGGTGCGAAAGTTCCGCGGGCCGCGATAAACGGGCGCTCGTCTGTGAGTGTGTCGAACACGTCGCCGATAAGCGGCTCGGGGATCATGCCGGGAATATCTGAGACGACGCCATTAGCGGCTCGGACTTCCGGAGTCATGTTCCCGGAGACGAGTCCGGAGATGTAATCCGACGCGCTAACGCGGCGGGCGGCCTTAACGATGATCGGCGACGTGGTGGACGTTGCCTCGGTTGTAATTGGTTCCATAGTTTCTGTTTCCTCCTCGGAAATTTCGGTTTTCTTTTTGTTGGTTTCGTCCTCGTCGGCGGTCGCCTCGTCGGACTCTTGGTCTTGGTCTTGCTCTGAGGCCGCGACCGTTGCGATCTTGGACTCGGTAAAAGCGCCCCACGGAACGAGTGAGAGTTCCCTCCAAGCGCCGGACTCAACGACGAGAGTATCGCCGTCGTAGTGGAATTTTTGGACGTCTACTCCGACACTTACGGAGTCGAGTACGCCGTCGGCCGCGAGGACGAGAGCCTCGTCGCCTGCGGCGGTCGCGGAGATCTTGGCGGCGAACATCATTCCCTCGGACGTGCTAACTCGTTCGGTAATGACGCCGATCGGGTTGGTCGGTGAATGGTCGCGGATTAGTTTTGGTGCGGGTCCATCGGTTGGGAGCGATCCCTCTAGAAACATGACGGGACCGGTNGAGGCNTTAGCGGGAATATTCCACGGGACCGCGACTCCGGTAATTTCACGCTTGGGCGTTCCGTCGGCGGCCGCGACCGTGAGAGAACTTTCCGACGCTCGAATAGTGAGTTTCATCTGTTACTTCCTTGCGGGTTTGGTTGGTCTTGTGGTTGGTCCATTGGTGCCGGGTCTGGACTATGGACGTCTAGAGGGTT